TATTTGAACTGATTTTAGCATTTATAGCTTTGCAGCTTTTTGCCTTTTTGACCAAATCAAATTAATTCCTTTTTCATACTTTGACGCTATTATAAAATCATCAAAACGCCAGAAAAAGGAAATCGCGAAATGAAGAAAATCTCTGTTTTTGCTTTTGTTGGTTTTGTATGTTTTAGCTCTTTTGCAAATGCTGAATTAGATAAAAATCGCCAAAATGTAAAATTTGAAAACAGATCATTTGCTGAGCTTTCACCAGGTTTTGAAAATGATAAAAGGCAATGGTTTATCTGTGAAAATAATGCCGTTAGGTATAGATTTGATTTCAGCGAAAAAGCATATTGGTATAAAAATATCTATCTGAATAAGGAAGAAGATGCTAATTGGGTTGTCTCTAATGAAGCGGATTGTAGCTAATTATGAGTACGTATGTTCATAAGAATTTAACTCCTTTGCATGAGCAAGTTAATCAGGAGAATGAGGCTAGAGTTGAAGATATAAGAAAGCAATGGACTGTAGATCCTGATAGCAAATCTAAGTATCTTAAACTCCTATCAAAAAGATATCCTCATCTTAGTATTGCGAGTATGAAATAATGGAAATCCCTGTTTATAAACAAATGTTAGAGGATCTTGAATACGCTATCAAAACCATGGAAAGTGGGAGAATTGAGCTGGCAAAAAGCATGATCATTCTTCATAGGAACTCATTAGAAAACCAGATGAAAGAAGCTATGCTTGAGCAGGAATATCGAAACCCTAAGCCATCTAGAAGGAGAAATTTAATTTGGGGAAATGATTAAAATGTACGATCTCCATGATGGTATTATTGCAATCGTAATAATAGCTGTTTTTATCATTTGTTTGAGTTTTATTTAAGATGGATTTCATAAAATCAAAAGAATAGAAAAAGAGAGATTATATAATAAAATCTTTGAGGCAAAACCAGAGGATACTAGATTAGCAATTAGAGATCTTGTTATTAATCAGCGAGATCTCTATTTCTTTTTATCTAGAATTTGCCAGAGAAAAGATTTACAGAATGATTGGTTATATGATAGGTGCAATGAGGTTGTATCGCGGCCTAATGGTTATTTAGACTTATGGGCTAGAGATCATAGGAAATCAACCATCATTACCTTTGGTATGACTTTATTGGATTTATGTAGAGATCCTAATCTAATATTTGGTATATTTTCCTATAATAACAAAACAGCTACTCAATTTGTTGATCAAATTAAAAGAGAGTGTGAAAGTAATTTAATATTACCATGGGCATTCCCAGAGGTATTTTATGAAAATCCTAAGAAAGATAGCCCTACTTGGTCACTTGAAAAGGGCTTAATCTTTAAGAGATCATCAAATCCTAAAGAGACAACTATCAGTGGTTGGGGATTAGTAGATAACATGCCAACTGGCTGGCATTTTACGCATATGATTTATGATGATGTGGTCACCAAAGATAGTGTCACTACCTCAGATATGATACAAAAGACTACTCAGGCTATGGAATTATCCTTCAATCTTGAAAGTACAAGAGATGGGATACAAGCTATCAAGCGTATGATTGGTACTAGATATGCATATGGTGACACATGGCAGCATGTTATCGATAGGCAAATTGCTAAGCCAAGATTATACCCATGCATGGATGAAAGAGGTAAACCTGTATTCTTGCCTGAGGCATTAATTAAGAAGAAACAAAGAGAGATGGGGAATACATTCTATTCCCAAATGATGCTTGATCCTAGAGCTGATAGTCCTAAAGGCTTCAAACGTGACAACATTAAATTCTATGATAGAGATAATTTAAATTATAAACAGATGAATTTGTATATGCTATGTGATCCGGCTAATTCAAAGAAGAAACATAGCGATTGGACTGTTATGTTGGTTATTGGATTAGTTCAGCCGGATAATTATTACCTAATAGATGCAATTAGAGATAGATTATCCCTACCAGAAAGAATAAAAGCATGGATTAACTTGCATCGCAAGTGGCATCCAAAATCGAAGATTTTAAAAGCTGGCTATGAAGGTTATGGTAAAGATGCTGATATTGAAGCTATCGAGATGGAAATGGATAGGCAGGCTTATAAGTTTACTATTCAAAAATTAAAGGGTAACATCTCAAAGGAGGATAGAATAGACTGGCTTTTGCCAATAACAGAAGATCATAGGTTATATCTGCCTAGACAATTGAATAAGACAATATATGATGGATCTAATATAGATTTGATTGAATATCTAATTGAGATGGAGTTTCTACAATATCCTGTTAGCGAATATGATGATTTTATGGATTGCTTATCTAGGATCGTAGATCCAGAGTTTAAAGTTAAATGGCCTATTGATAATAAAGCATCATTTAAGATTAATTATCCTAAGTTAGGAAGTATAGCATGAGTGAAGAAGTCTTCAGAATACGATGGATTGATATGACTGAAAAAGGTTGGTATTGGATTATTGAACAGAATGAGATATTAAATGCGTATAAAGATGCTATCCTTGAAGAAGGAGGGGATTTCTACTTTTATCAAGATCCTGCTACACAGGACTACATCTTAGTACGGGAATAAGTTACATAATGGTACATTTGGTTAAATCTATATCAGAAGATAGTGATAAGTATAGAGATATGTATAGGAGATTGGATGCGATTGATAAAGCACTAAAGAGGTTGTATGAGAGGATTGTAGAGCTAGAAAACAAACAAGATTGACTTGCATTTAATAAAATAAAAGGTATAATAATATGAGTTTGTTAAGAATACAGAATAGAGTAGAAACTCTAGAACAACTTGTTGAAGAGGTTTTTAAGGCAAAACCTGGTCACATGGTTATGTATGATGCATCCAAGGTTGACCCCAATGATCTATGTCCTAAAGAGGAAGATTTATCTGATAAAATAATGTCACTAGAGCAAAGAATAGAGCAATTAGAGCAGCAATTGTTAGCTGAAGCCGAAAGAAGAGATGCTGATTGGAAACGTATAGAAGAATTAGAGCATCAGATTGATTTGCTTAAACAGAAGAAAAAGCCAGGCCGCCCTAGGAAATATAATCGTAAGAAATTAGGTGATGAGGATTTTGATTGATGAATGTTGTGGATGATATCCTTCCTATCTTATTAGCTAAGCCTTATAAGAATACTCCTGGTAAATCGAGAAGATGGCTTAAGACTAATATGCGATCTTGTGCTAGGGTATTAAATAAGCGATGGGATCAATGGAATTCTAGGTGTATCAATATGACACATAATGAAATGGTTAATCATTTGTACCCTAGAGATAGGAGTTTATATAGATGATTGAAATGCTCTATCCTTTTGAATGTTTAGACTGTCATCATAGATGGTCAATGCCTGCTTACGTCCAAGATCCTTGTCCAATGTGTAATCGTAATTACTATTGGAATTTGAGTATTGAGCTAGATGACTTAACTAAAGAGACTTTTAAACGTAGAGGATGGCATTTGAATTCCTTTAAATAAGGGAGCTTTTATTATAAATGGTAGATTATTCTAATAAAAAACAAAAGCTCTCTATCAGGGAGATCGAAGAACAGACTAATGCTATGCTAAGGCAATCTGTTGGGTATTGGGGAGATGAGGTATCCGAGCAGAGAGCTGAGTTGATGAGTGCTTATTTAGGTGAATGCTATGGGGATGAGGATCCCGAAAGAAGTCAAGTAGTCTCAACTGACATAGCAGATACAATTGATAGCATTGTGCCGTCTTTAATGAGAATTCTCCTATCTGGTCAAACACCTGCTAAATTTGAAGCATCAGGCCCGAGAGATGAAGAGCAGGCTGATCTAGAAACAGCTGCAGTGTCTCATGTCCTAATGAACCAAAATAATGGCTACCATGTACTGCTTTCAGCAGTGTTAGATGCGTTAATCCAGAAGAATTGTGTTTCAAAGGTTACATGGGAAGAGAATAAAAGTATAAAAACAGAAGAATACGGCAATCTAACAGAAGAGGAATTGGTTAATCTTCTGCAGGAGTTAAATCAAGAATATGATAAAGTTGATATCCTAGAGCAAGATGAGACTAGAGATAGTGAGGTTGTTACTAGCATAGATCCTCAAACCGGCCAGCCTATTCAATTTGAGCAAGAGTATTCTTTATTTAGTATTAAAGTTAAGCTAACAGGTGTATTCCAAAAAGCTAAGATTGAACCTATTCCCCCTGAGGAGTTTTTAGTTGCTCCTAGGCATAATTCTATTTACCTAGATGATTGTCCTTTCATAGCTCATAAAGGCTTACATCCTAAATCAGATGCTGTTGAGATGGGATTTGATAGGGGTGAATTAGATAAGCTTACAAGCGCATCTGATCATGAATTAGGAGATGAGCGTAGGGTAAGATTTGAGCAAAGAGATACCTTTGAGGATGATGAGTATAATTCCGCTACTCGCGGAATGGAAGAAATTATGCTTAATGAGTGCTATATTAAGATCGATTTAGATGGAGATGGGATAGCAGAGTTAAATAAAGTCTTTATAGGAGGTTCGCAGGGTAAGATCCTTAAATGGGCATCTCATATGAGAGAAGAGGTTGATACTACCTATTGGCCTTATGCTATTGAACCTGTAGAGGAGCAACCATTTGCAGTTGGTACAGCAATTCTATTAGCTCATAAGTTTATAGGTCAATCGTTCGCAGAACGAATAGATGATCTCCAAAGAATAAACACCGTCCTATGGCGTCAAGGCTTAGATAATATGTATCTAAGTAATAATCAATCCTATGAACTTCCCGAGCAGGCAATTTCTGGCCCTGAAACGATTGATGATATATTAAATACCCGACCGGGAAAAATTATTAGAACTGCGGAGCCGGGTTTATTAAGAGAAATCGTACCACCTCAAATCTTTGGTCATACTATTCAAGCGCTGCAATATAATGATCAGGTTAGAGCGCATAGGACGGGTATTTCATACCAAGCTCAAGGCTTAGATCCATCTGCCCTTAATAAAGACATATCAGGTGCGTTATTTAGACAAGTTCAAGATGCATCTAGGGATAAGATTGAATTATGTGCTAGGACATTGGTTGAGACCTATCTAAGGGAATTATATCGCAAGATAAGAAATACCTTAAGGCGTCATAATTCTAAGCCAATGGTCTTTAAGATTGCTGATAATTGGGTACAGGTAGATCCGGCTAAATGGAAAGATAGGTTAGATTTAACAGTTCAAGTTGGTATTGGTAATGGCAATAAAGAGGCTGAAATCAGTAATGCAGTAGCTATGCTTCAATATCAAGAGAAAGCAGCTATGCACGGATTGAATAAACCTATTCATGTTTTCAATGCATTAGAGGATTTGGTTAATGCTTTAGGTAAGAGATCAGTAGATAGATACTTCTCTAGGCCTAATCCAGATGCAGATTGGCCACCCCCACAGCAACCTCCTAATCCATTAGCTGAAGCGCAGATCATTGAAAGTCAATCTAATATTGCCATCAAACAAGGCGAGTTAGCATTAAAAGAAAAAGAAATGTCATTGAAAAACGAGCTAGAACGTGATAAGCTTGAAGTTGATGGAATATTAAAGTCAATCGAATTAAAGGGTAAGTATGACCTAGAGGTTAATAAGCAAGAATTAGATAGAACTTTAAAGGAAGAAAAAGAGAAAGAAGATGTTTCGAGTAGTAGAGGACAGCAACCAAGACAAGATACACAAGCTTCCTAATAAGGAATTAGTTTCTGAATGCGGCATTGATGGCCTAGAAAAGGTTCTTGAAATGGCGAAAGGAGGTGATCTAAGGGGGTTTGTTCTTATTTATCAAGATAAGAACGGTATGTTTCTATCCAAGCAGGATGTGCCTACTAATTATGGTCAATATTTATCCTGGATTGGTATTTTAGATGTAATGAGAGATAGTTTTAAATCGATTTTGTATCAATTTAATGAAGATGAGGAGGACTAAAGATGCCAATGGGTAAAGGTTATTCGCATAAGGTGCCTTATAAAGCTAAAAAGGGTATGGATTATAAGAATGGTGGCGATAAAGGTTTTTCAGGGGCAGGAGTTCCAGTAGGGGACAATAGCCTTAAACAAGGAAAGACTGATAATAATGCTGCCCAAGCTGGGTACGGGAAGGCAAACGTTGTCGGATCGAAAGCCAAAACATTTTGTTAAAATTTTAACAGAATTCCATTATATCGGAATGAAAGCAGAAGATAATCTAAAGAAAGGAAATAGGATATAATGGCATACTCAAAGAAAATGAAGAATAGTACCTATAAAGGTACGTCTATTAATTCAGCATCTAAACGTGGTGGTAAGCCTAAAGCAACGGAGCGAGTTGCTAAACCATCTAGAGGTAGAAAGTCAAAGAAGAGAACTTAAATTGATTAATAAACAAGAAGCTGAGTTGCTATTAAATAGTGGTGTAATTGATAAGGTCGGTAATAAATTAACTGATAAATACTGTGGTGCATGGATTAGTTCCATACCAAGCGATGCTGAGAAGAGAGAAAATCTCTATTATTTAAATGCAGCAACTCAGAATATAATCAAAGAGATTAAAACTACATTGACTTTAATTACAAAAGAGGATAAAATATCTAATAATGAGCGATGAGAATACTTCATTATCTGTGGATGATGCTGTTAAATCAATTTTAGGTACAGCTTCTGAAGAAACAGATAAAGAGGGATCTGAGGAAAACGAAACCCTCCCTAAAGAGGACAATTCAGAAGAAGATCAGACAACCCTTGATGAGAATAGCGAAGATAATCAAATCAATGTTGTGGAGCGACAAGAAGAACTAGCAGAGCAATCTGAGAATGAAGAGTATGAAGATACCCTGGTAGAATTAGAAGACGGTACTCAGATCCAGCTTGAAGAGCTTCTACAGGCGCATAGAGATAAGAAATCACAACAGGCTGATTATACTCGCAAAACGCAAGCAGTAGCAGAACAAAGAAAGCAAGCTGAAAAGGCTATCGAAGAGGCTAATCTTAAGTTACAGGATATTGGATCTAAAGCTGCTGAATTAGATGCTCTAATGGAGCATTTGCTAGGTGAGGAGCAAAAGGAAGCTACTAATCTAGCTGAGTTAGCTGTTGAGGATCCATCTGAATATATAAGAAAGATTGCCTTAAGAGACGCTCAGAAGGCTAAAAGAGATGAAGCTAAAGCTAAAGTAGAAGAAGTACAGAAAGCCTTAAAGGAACAGCAGGAAAATCAATACAAAGAGATGATCCAGAAAGAGCATGAAGCGCTCTTGACTAAAGTTCCTGAATGGCAGGATGAAAGCAAAAGAAAAGCTGATATCTCCAATATTTCATCTACTTTATCTAAACAATATGGCTTTGATATTAATGAATTTGCTAATATTGCAGATCATAGGATTTGGTTGCTATTGAAAGATGTAGCTAAGGTTAAAAGCGTAGAAGATGCTAAAGAGGCTACATTGAAGAAGGTTAAAAAAGCGCCTAAGGTACTTAAAGCTAAAGGAGCTAAGCCCAAATCTGAAATCAAAGCTGATAATATTGAAAAATTAACTAAGAAAGTTAGAGCTTCAACCGGTCGTTCCGCTGTGCAAAATGCGGCTCAATTATTAAGAGCAAAAGGGATTGTTTAATTAATAAGGAGGGTTAAATAAAATGGCACAGCCAACCAATACTTTTGATACTTATGATGCAGTAGGTAATCGTGAAGATTTATCCGATGTTATTTATAACGTTGATCCTACTGAGACGCCTTTTTTAACTAGGTCAGCCAAAGTCCGTGCTACTGCTACTAAGCATGAATGGCAAACGGATGCATTAGCAGCTGCCTCAGCAAACAATGCAGTTATTGAAGGTGATGATGCTACTTTAGATGCTTCGACCGCTACGACTAGACTAGATAACCAATGTCAGATTTCAGATAAGACAGCTGTTGTGACTGGTACGCAA